CGGTTTTACAACAGGCGATGGATCCGGTTTTTGTGGGTTCACCAATTGCGCCTCCTGATATGCCCCGCTCTCGCGGGGCGTTGCAAAGTGCCAGTGCTTACAGCACAAAGGCCGGGCGAGCCCCAATGTGCGGGTACCAAGACGACCGAGCGTTGTTCAGGCTGAGCGCGAACACGCCAGCACCGGCGCCGAGGCTCCAGGCGCCGCCGGAGATGGCGAGGCGCTCGCCGTAGTTGCGCACGTAGAGCGCGTCGCCGCCGTGGCTGGCGTCGAGCGGGAACAGCGACAGCGCTTTGGCAATGCTTGGCACTATCAATCCCGCCTTGCTGGTGATTTTTTCAAATGCCTCGGCGGTGTGTCCTGGAGTGTGTTCGTCGCTGCCCGCGTCGCCGTTGCGATTGCTGACCGCATCAGATAGCACTGGTGCGCCATGGTCAGTGGTGGTGCCGGCTGCTGATGCGTCGTATTTCAGCGTGCCGGCGCTGCCTGGTGCTATAAGTTCGCCGGTGCTGGCCGAGATGGCGCGCCATGCTGATGATGCTTTGGTCTGGCTGTTTTTGCTGTCGGCGGCGTTGTTGTTGGCCAGCACCTGGATTTCGCCGTCCATCAAGCGCAGGCCACCGCGCCATTCCCACACGTTGCCGCAGAGGTCGGCGATGCCGTTGGGATTGTTGTTGTGACGCCAGCTGACCGGACCCGAGCCTGTAAGGGTGCGGGCCGATCCTGAGGTATCGCCAGGGCTTTTCTTATCTGCGCGCCGACCCGTTTCGAAGGTGGCATCAGAGCTGCGGCCGTAGGCGGTATTGCCGCGCGGCATAAACCCGTTCTTCCAGCACCAGAGGCTGACGGCGGCCTGTCCCGCGTGGGTCATCAGATGGTGGCCCTGGCCGCAGGCGGCGGCATAGTTCAGCGACTGATCGAAGTCGATGCTGGTCACGCAGTCGACCCCCGGCAGCGACAGCAATTCGCCATCGCGCAGGCAGCCGGCATGCTGGCCGATAAACAGTTCGGATTTTTCAACGCCGTTGACGATAAAGGCTGGGTGAGTTCCGGTGCCCAGTGCCGGGTCGATATCCTGCAGGTTGAAGCGCGGGATGATGTGCATATAGGTCGGCTGGCCCTTGGCGGTGTAGAGCACAGTGACGGTGCCGCCGGATGCGGCTTCCACAGCTGCGCGCAGGCTGTCTTTGATGAAGATCATGTGATGGCTCCTTATTTTGGCCAGAGGGTCAGGGTGACGGTGTCAGGGTTGAGAGGGAGCGGCTGGCTGGCGGCTGGCTGGTCTTCGTTCGGTTGTTCATTGGCGGCAGGCCACTGCTGCGGTGGGATCACCACGGTTGCCACGAATGCGCCCGGGCCGGATGTGCTGATGCCTGCGCCGGTCTGATAGAGGCTGATGGTGGTCTGTTCCTGGCGCTGCTCAGCCTGACAGTCAACCGTCAGCCCGCCGATGGTGATGAGGTTGCCGCTGACGGCGATGTCGTGGTGCGGGCCAGCGCCCAGCAGAAGAATTTGCATGGTCATACTCCGTTATTGGTGAGGCTGTATTTGACGATGACATCGTCGGCGTAGTGGGCCAGCGTCAGGCTGGCGCCATTGCTGGCCCGCTCGCTGACCAGCACATGGTGCGCGGCGGCATCGCCTGAGCTGCTGACCATGTCGATGGCGAGCTGCCAACCCAAATCCCCGACCGGGAACGGGAATGGCCAGAGCACCAAGGCTGCGGGTGGGCTTGCCAGCATCAGCGGGTAATCTGGTTCGATACGGCGCACGTCGGTGAGGGTGACGTTGGCGAGGTACTGATCGCTGCCCGAGTTGTTGCCCGCTGGTACGCTGATGCGATAGAGCGGGATGGCGTCTGCCGGGGCATCGGCGCCGAGGTTGGACACATCCAACTCGATGCCGTTGGCGGTGACGCGAGCAAAGGCGACGCAGGTGGCTGGCGCTGCGGTGTTGTTGCTGGGCACAGCGGCGCCGTTGATGCGCTGCGGCAGAAAGTAAACCCGACCTTTGGCGAACAGTTCACCTTCTTCAAAGGTGAGGTTGCGGGTGGCGGTGGTCGATTTGGTGACGGTGCAGCCACGGCGGGTGCCACGGTTGACGAAGCGAACCTGACCGGTCTGGTTGCGAAACTTCTTGGTTTTCTCAATTTCCGAGAAGGCAAGTGCAGCTTGTTCCATGCCGCGCACAATCTCTTGCCCCATCGCGGCCATCAGCGACTGGTCAGTTGTCTGCTCCAGCCCATCGACGCGCACCTTGAGCGCATCCTGCCCTTTCTTGAGGTACTTGGTTCGGCTGCCCAGCTGCTTGGCCTGGACGTTGTCAATGCCGTCCGGGCCGCCCATCACTGGGTCGGTAGTTTCGAGTTGATAGATGCCATCAACCCACACGTCGGTTTCTTGCAAGTTTGCCATGATGGCTCCTTAAAAAATGATGGTCCATGACCCGGTGATCGATAGGTCGCTGGTTTTTTCAATCAGCCCGCGAACTTTGCGCGCAAACAGCGTGCCGTCGGCGCAGAGCAGGCCCAGTTCGCGGATGTTGAGCCCGTTGGCTTCGCTCTCGCTCAAGGTGAAGGCAAAGCGCGCTTGCCCTTCTGTGGGGAAGGTGATGGCGCTGACGGCCTTGGTGTATGCCTCGCTTATGGCTTGGTCGTTGGGCGTAGGGCTCACGCCATTGGTGCCAAAGGCGATGCGGTTGATGTTTTTGCCGCTGCCCTGGCCCGCAATCAGGCGCGCCAGCGCACTTTTGGCGGCGGTCATGATCATGTTGTGCTCGGTGATGGTTTGCGGCTGCTGCCCGGCACGGTGCAGGGTGATGGACAGCTCACCACGCAGGGCGATCTGTTCGGCGATATTCATGGTGTGACCTCGGTGGTGATGGATGGACCGCTGCGGGTGATGCCCGGGTGATGGCGATGAGCGCCAGCGCGCAGCAGTTGGCCGTTGTGAGTGGTGCAGCGGTGATGTGCTCTGCCATTACGGCGCAGGGTGCGGGTAAAGGTGAGTGCCAGCAGGCCATCATCAGCCACTTGGCTCCCTGCGCCACGGTGCAGGCCGTAGCGGTGATGGGTGCCGGTGCGCAGTGGGGAGACCCGGCAAGTGTCTTGATGGCTGACGCCCATGGTCAGGCTGAGGGCATCCCACTGGTTGGCGCGGGTTTCACCGGTGATGAGGCCACCATTGCGGCGCTGGGTGCCAGCGCGGGCGATAGAACCCTGATGGCGCAAGATGATGGCTTGATCGCGATTGATGGCGCCGTCACGGCGGCGACCCCACGGCAGCACTTCGCCGCTGGTGATGGCGGCCTGTTCGGTGACCCGTTCTACGGTGGTGATACGATCGCTGGTGTCATCGCTAAAGCGCAGGCCGACCAGTTGGCAGCGGGCGGGGGCGGTTTTTTCCAGGATGCGGCGCAAGCGGCGGTTGCCTGCCGCGCTGATGGTGCCGTGGTCGCCCACGTTGACGTTGGCGCGGTACATGGCCCAGCGGCCGCCAGAGCCATAGTGCTCATGACCGTTGCGCAGTTGCAGGCCATTGCGTGTGACAGGTGGCAGCCCCTCTTCTAACTCGATGTCTTCATAGCCAGCGGCGCGAATGGCGCGCTCGACGCTGTCGACGGTGCCGCGCAGGCGGTGGATCTGGATGGCATCGGCGCAGGCTTGGCGGCGCTCCTGCTCGGTCACCAGGTTATCCCAGTTATCGACTCCCAATCCCCATGCCAGCGAGCCGAGCAGATCGGCACGGCAGTGCCACGGGTTCCAGCTATGGCGGTGCGGCAGCGGTTGATCCAGCCGCTGTTCTGCCAGTTGGTCGAGGGTGCGCGATAGCTCGGTCGCAGAGGGTGGCAGCAGGTTAGGCATAGGTCACCTCTTCGCGGATGCTGCTGACATAGGGGGCCGATTCGCGGTCGGTGGTGATGTCGGCGGTCGGGCTGCGCAGGATGACGTTGCTGATCCCGGCGTTCTTCAGGCTGGCGTAGATGTCTGCGATGGTGATGGTGCCGCCAATGATATTGGCGGTTGCGCAGTAGTCTGCCAGCCGCTGGCGGGCGACGTTCAGGCTGTGTTCGTCGTCAGGTAGACCCGGCAGGATGATTTGATAGTCGATAACCACTGGCACAATGTGCGCCGGGATAACGTTGACGGTGTCGGTTAGCGGGCGGATTGTTTTGTGATTGAGCCTGGCCCGCACGTTGGCCAACAGCGCTGCCGATGGGGTGCCATTACCGGCATGGGCCAGCACGGCGACATTCACGACACCCGCCCCACCGTTGTGGGCGTCGGCATCTTTGATGGCAGCCGGATCGGTGGCGATGGCGTGATAGCGGTATGAATCCTCAGGCCCCGCTGTGGATAGTGCACGCAGAGAGAGGGTGCAACGTGCACGCAACTGGTCATCCGTTTCACCTTCTGCTTTTTCAAGGTCAAAGAAGGCGGCGAGGTTAAGGAGATCATCCCCTTGTGCCCATGCCAGCATGCTGGCTTTCATGGCGTCGTTGAGGCGGGCGCGCCATATCAGTTCGCGATATGACCAGGCTTGCAGCAGTACTGTCAGCGGTTCGGATTCGAGTTCGAGCGCAGGGGCGAGGTGCGGCCACTGGTTAATCACCCACACTTTTTGCTCGGCAAAGATGGTTTCGAAGTCGAGTTCTTCCACCGCTTGCGGCGCCGGCAGGGCTGACATATTGATGGTCATGAGGTTGCTCCGGTCGGTAGCTGGACGGTGCCGGATTCGAGCAGGCCGTTGTCGGTGCGGCGCCAGGTGAGGGTGATCGCACAGCCGCCGCCGAGTTCTGGGGCGCCAATCTCGACCTTGGTGATGCGAATTCGCGGCTCCCAGAGGGTGAGGGCGTGAACGGTGGCAGCCATCATGCGCAGGCGGGTTGCGCCGTGCTGGGGCTGATCGATGAGGCTGAATATCTCACTGCCGTAAGTGCGTCGCATGACGCGGGTGCCGATGGGGGTGGTGAGGATGTCACGCACCGATTGCAGAATGTGAGCGGTCTCGCTGAGGGTGCGGCCGTTGTCGGCATTCATGCCCTGCCAGTTCATTGCGGGCCCCCTGTCTGGCCGCTGCCGGTGCTGACGCCGCCGTGTTTGTGGGTGGTGACTTCAATGCCGCCAATGGTGGCGGTGGGGGCGGAGATCTTGCCGCCGGCGGTGATGGTGCTCCCTACCTTGAGCGCCTGGGTGCATTCCACCAGGGGGGTGATCAGTTTGACGGTAACGCTGGCGGTGAGGCTGGCGGTTTTGATGCCAGTGGCGGTGAGGGCACCGGTGGCTGGGTTGTATTCGATGACCGCGCCATCCGGGTATTCGATGCGGTCGAGGTCGCCGTTGTCATCGTCGGCCAGTGGCTCGGGGTGCGCGTCCTGGTAAATGCCTGCCAACACAAAAGCGTTGCGCAGGTCCCCGCCCAGGCTGAACAGGATCACCTGTTCGCCGACGCTCGGGCGCATGCGGCGGCGGGTGCGACCGGCGCGCAGCACCAGATAGGGGCGCCAGTTGGTGTGGTTGCCCTTGGTGTCGACGCGGCATTCACCGGATCGCACCTCGGTCACGGTGCCGATGCGGATCAGGTCGTCGATTTTGCGGAGTAGGTCGATCAGGTTTGCGCTCATGTGGGGGAGTGTGTTTTGGCACAGCCCCCCTTTGCTATCGGCTGGCGTTGTAAACGGCGGTTTTACAACGAGGCGGTGAGGTGTTTGAACAGGGCGTCTTCAATGCGGTCGATGT